CGCAGCGGCGACAAGGGCGGCGAAGCGTTCAAACAGTTGGCGTTGCCACTCGGCGTGATCCGCCATTAGCGGGCCTTCCTCATCAGAAAACCGAACCCCGGCCTCCCGCGCCATGCGGATGATGTCATCTCTGTTCATGTATTCCCCCTTGCGCGGATGGCGTCGGCGCATTGGCGCGCCTCCATATCTTCAAGTACATGGTGATCGCGGTTGTTGTCGCCCATGTAGCGGGCGTCGCACAATCTAGCGCAGGCTTCGCGCTCCTGCGCGGCGACGATAGCCACCATCTCGGGGTAACTGCTGTCCAGAGCACAGCGGGCAACCAACTTAGCAAAGCGTTCAAGCAGGTCCGGCTCTCCTTCGTATCCAGCAATCATTCCGCTTTCATACGCCATCTCCATTACTTCTTCGCGGGTCATGCCTGCCCCCTTGCGCGGATGGCGGCTGCTGCCCTGGTGCCGTAAATCTTGATTCCAGTCCCGAGGTGCATATCGCAAACGGTCTCTTTTGCCACCTTCGCACACGCCTCGCGCTCCTGCGCAGCGACAAGGGCGGCGAAACGCTGAAGCATGCGGTCAAAGTAGACTTCAGATTGCTTATCGGAGAATCCAGCCTCACGCGCCATGCGGGTGATGTCATCTCTGTTCATGTATTCCCCCTTGCGCGGATGGCGTCGGCGCAATAGTCGGCTCCTTCGCCCATGAACTCGTAGCGGCCACGGCCGCGCAGCCAGTCGTCACGCAGTTCTTCACACGCCTTCGCACATGCCTCGCGCTCGGCAGCGGCGACTATGGCGGCGAAATCGTCAAGCACAGCGGCAAAGCGACAAACAATGTCGATTTGTGCAGGCGAATGTCCAGCCTCCCGCGCCATGCGGATGATGTCATCCTTGGTCATACCTTACCCTCCGGCTGCTCCCGCTTCTGCTCTATCGCAGCCCACCAACCCGCGCAGTAGGCGATCTTCTCGGCCTCGGTCTGGGCTTCTGGTGGGGGCTTCTGCTGCTCCAGCGCGGCGCGGAGGCTGATCGCGGCCTGTCTTCCGGCTTGGGATGCCAACGGCGGCGCCAGCGACTGCCACCCGTTCAGTTCTTCCAACGCCTCCAGCGCCTGCTGGGCGGCTTCGCGTAGGGTGGTCATTGCCCCTCCCCCGCCATCTCCAACTGCGCCCGAAGCCGGTCAATCCGCGTCTCGTGATAGGCAACCATCGCCACGGCGTAATCACGCCCGGTCTGCGCCTCAAGCAGGCCGCGCCTGGCCTGGTCCAACTCGCGGGCGACTAACTCCTCGGGGCTTGGGGTGCGAAAAGGATTCGGAATGCGGATCATTGGTGGACTCCTGAGATGGCGCCAACGCGGCGCGCGTAATGCCAGATGCTGGGGGCCTGTTCGATGGCCCGTTGCAGGGCTACCGAGTCAGGCTCGGGCGGCGGTGGCGGCGGTGCGATGCGCCAGCGTGCCCAGCGGCCACGGCTGGACGGCACGATCAGGCCGGCTTGGTGGAGCTGGTGCAGGTAGGTTTTGGCCGTGGCGGCTTCGCATCCCAGGCGGTAGGCGATGTCGGCCATGGCTACCGGCTGGCGCTCGTGGATGATGGCTAGGGTGTCGGCTACGCGGGGGCGGAGGGGGGTCATGCGGTTCTCGCTTTCAGCATGGCGTCGGCGTGCATGTAGCGAGCCTTGACGCGCCAGTCGTCAGGCAGACAAGCAAAGCAGAATTGCTCCCGTGACATTCGCGCACGAATTTGGTCACTCATGATCTTGGATTGCACCTTCAGGTCTTCTTCGGATGCGCGTGCCGCGAAGTAATCGCGCAGGGTCATGCCATCGGAAATGTGGTCTCCGGCATCACCCCATGCAGGAAACGCCGGCCCACCCGTCTTGCCCACCGCCATCAGCAGCGTCCCGTCTTGGTCTCTCAGTTCCATCACTCATCCCTCCCGTTCAAATCGGCGCACACCTGATCTGCGCCGCTGCGCGTCAGGCAATCCGCCACCACGGCGGCTGACCCGTCTAGGCCAGCCAAGCGGCGCACGACAAGCCAGCGGTCGCCGGCCTGCTGCACCCGAAAAAGGCGCTGCGGCGCCACGGTTTCGGCGGCATCAGATCGGGTCATCTGCGGCCTCCCTGGTCTGCTCGGGCTCCTGGGCGGCGCGAATCTGGCCGGCACGAACCTGGGCCGCGTCCATGGCCTCGGCGCGGGCGTCACGGTCCAGCGTGCGGATTGCGGCGCGCATGGCGTTGAGTTCGTCGATGGTCTGCGCGGCGTCGATCTGGCGCATGATCTGGGGGAAGTCTGCGACCTCGACCACCGGCCCCATGTCGCGCTGGACGGGTGCCGGCGCATGGCCGGCGTCTTCGGCCTCCTCGGGCGTGTAGGTGCCGACCACCACGCCGGGGAACACGGTGCGGATGCCCTCGGAAACGCACCGGGCGCGCAGCATCTGGCGCGGGTAGGACTTCCATGTCGGGTTTTTGGTCAGGCCGGCAGAGGTCGCCATGTCCAGCGTCCACTCGACCTCCACGCTGCCGCCTTGCGGGTGCGAGAACGTGCCGACCACGCGCCGGTCGGTGTATTCGCCCCAGCGCACGCTGCCGCCCGCCGAGTGGAAGCGGGCCAGCATGGCGTCGGCCTTGAGCGTGGGCCTGCCGTTGATGACATGGTAGTCACGGGCGGCGATGGCCGGGTGCAAGCCCTCGGCCTGCGCGATGAGCATCAAGGCCATGGCCTGGTCTGGGGTCTTGACGCCGAACAAGCCGGACTTGGCGACGGCCACGGCCATGCGCTCGACTTGATCGACGGGAACGAGTGCAGTTGTCATGCAGAACTCCTGTGATTACTGTGGTTAGAAAGACACCTTGGCGCGCAGCTTGGCCACGATCTCGTCTGCCTCCGCGCTGAATGCGATGATCTCGCGCTCCAGGCGCGCCTGGAGCTCGGGGTTACCCTTGATGCGCTGGACATACAGTTGCAGGTCGGCGGGCATGCGCGGGTCGAACGATACGAAGTCGCACCACTCGCGGCCCGTCAGCCACATCTGTCCCTGAATCTGCGCCTGGTGATCCTCGGGCATGCCGTTCAGCCACGTTTCGAGGTGGACCTGAGAACTCCATGGGCACTTGATTTCGATGAGCCCGAACGCGCCATCGGGGTCCGTCTCGTCCGTCACCAGGCCGTCAGGCGAGGCGCCGATGGGCAGCTTCGGGTGCGCGATGAATCCCGTCTCTGTGATCCTGGCCGAGGTGGTGAACTGGTACGCCACGCGGGCGGCGTCTTCGTTCTCGCGGCCCCAGCGCAGCGGCGCGGCGTCGGGCATCTGCACGGGCTGGCCCGTCAGGCGCTCAGTCACGATCTGCCAGAGGTAGCGCGTGCGCTCGGCGCTCGGGTTTCCCGGTTCGCCGGCCTTGGCCTGCGCGGCCGTGGGCTTGTTGCGGGCCAGGACGTCCTTGAAGCGGCTGGCGGTGACCTTGCCGGCGCGGGCGGCGTGCCATTCGTCGGTGCGCTGGGTGTCGGTAATGGTGGTCATGCGGGTTCTCCGGTGGCTTTGGAGATGGCGGCACGGGCATCTCTCATGGCACCAAGAGTCGGCGCTCCAGCGTCAATGTTCAAAACCAAAGCGCAAAGCGCATCCAGCAGGTCAGGCGCGGCGGCGATCAGGCGGGCGTCTGCCCAGCACTGCTCATCGCCTTCGGCATCGAGCAGCCAGTTGAACGCCTGGGCAACAAGCATCGGTCCGGCGTGAACCTCGGCCCGCCCATTGGATTGGGTCGGCTTGTTGGCCCTCCACGGCCCCGGTGTGTGCTGCGCGCTCATGCCGCCACCTCCGAGAATTCCGCGATCTTCAGCCCCTCGGCGCTGTCAGAGAACAAGCGCAGCGTCATGGTGACGCCCTTGTCGTCCGTGATCTTGAGCTTGCGGATGAAGAACACGCGCCCGGAGTAAGGAATGACCTGAGCCTCTATCGGCCCCGGCATTACGCTGCGCACGTTGTGCATTTGGAATTCCATCATGATGTCGGTCCTTTCAGTACCAGTGGTGTGGGTCGTCGTAATAGGGGTCGTCTTCGGTGTCTTCGACCATAAGCTCGAGCGCGCGGTCGGCAATCCACCGCTTGTTGTCGCGCAGGATGCGGTCTTTCATCTCCATGCGAGCGTGCAGGCACTGCGCGTCAGAGCCGGTGAGCATCAGCGTCCAGAGTTGATCGACCGTGGCCTCGCTCATGTCCAGGTGCTCGAAGCCGCGCACATCGGTGATGCTGCACTCGGGTTGCGTGATGTTCGCGGCCAGCCAGTCGCTCGTGGTCCAGGCATCGGCCAGCAGTTCGTCGGCCGCATCGGCGCGGTGGCTGTCGCTGGGCTCGCGGTCGCCGTCCCAGCGCGGGTCACGCGGGTCGGTGCAGGGTCCCCAGGTGGCGCTGTCGCCGGGGCCGTAGGTGGTGTATTGCACGGGGTGGGCTCCTGTGGTTTAGATGAAGGCCGCGATCAGGCAGCCGAGGGTGATGCCGAAGGCGGCGGCGAAGAAGTAGTCGATGGGGCGGAGGGGCATGGTGACCTCAGATGGCCGCTGCGGCGGCTTCGATCATGGCGCGCATGGCGGCCGACTTGTAGTTCGTCAGTGCGGCTTGCAGGTTGTTGAAACGCTTTCCCATGCCGCGCCACACTTTGTGCGATGCGTTCTGGTTGCACACTTGCACGTACCAGGGAGCAATCCAGATATGCGCCGACTGATTGCCGCAGGTCAGTTCAATCAGATGGCTGTCGTTGATCTTGTCGTGGCGGGTGATGAGGACTTGCATTTTGCGTCTCCGGTTGCGTGTTGCGATGAAATGAATTCTGCGCTCACTGGACACCAATGTCCAATGCTTTCGACAATCCCGACTGATCCGATCGGACATAAATGTCTTCTCATCCCTGGACATTCGTGCCAGAATCCGCGCCATGATTACCCGTGAACAACTATCCGACCTGCTGCGGCAGGTTGACGCGCAAGCGGTGGCCGACGAGGCTGGCGTGAACGTCAAGACCATCTACCGGCTACGGCACGGCTTGAACTCGCCTCGGCTTGAACTGGTGGAGCGCTTGGTGGCCGCGTGCCGCAAGCTCAAGGGGCGCAAAGCATGAGCGCCCTGGACACCACACACCTGCGCCTGGTGGAACTCACAGAGCGGCGCGGCCAGAAGATCACGGCGCGAGACATCGCCACGGCACACATGGCCATTGCTGCGCTGAGTCATCTGCGAGAGCTGTCCGAGCGCAACATGCAAGCGTATGGCCACCAGCTAAGCACCAGCGTAGACCGCGGCATCCAGCTAGACACCGTGCGCGAGATGCTGGCGGAGATTCGGGAGATTCTGGAGTGACTGAAGATTTGGTTTCAGAGGTCAAGCGGCTCGGCAACTACACCGACGTTAAGGTGCTGCCAGATGGCTCCGTGGCGGCAATTGGCTCGCTGATGTTCACGACTGCCGTTTACCTCGGCTGCACACTCTGGGGATGGGAACGGCGATTCTGTTTCCAAGATCCGATCAAGGCGCTGGAGCAATACCAGTCGCTCGCGTCAGAAGACGCGGAGCTTGTCGGATGGATCGCCCGCAGGCCGGAGGCAGCGTGAAACAAGGCGACCGCGTGCGCCTGTCAGACGGCCAAGATGCCATGGTGCTGGAGGTCGGCGTGGCAACCCTGCGCGTGGCCCGCATCCGCCCGGATTGGCCGTTCCCCGGCCTGCCTGAGTCCGTGCTGCGCGGCACGGTCAAGCGGCTGCCGTCGCGGTATCTGCGGGAGACGCATCAGGATGTGGAGGCTGCGAGATGGTGACCCGAGGCCGCGAAACCCTGCGCGAAGTCATGCTTCGCAACCAAGCCGCGATGGATCGCTACTCCGCCATCAGCGGCAAGCCTCGCGTGCTGCTGGATATACCGCCTGAGCCGGCCAAGCGCGAGCCGCGCAAAACGTCAGGCCAGCCCACTGAGGCGCAGATTCTCAAGGCCATCATGGCGCTGCTGAAGCGCCACCCGAAGGTCGCCAGCTGCTGGCGGCAGAACTCGGGCACGTTCCAGGAGCGCAACCGCGACGGGTCTGTGCGGTACATCCGTGCGAACACGGCTAAGGGCATGTCGGACATCATGGGCGTGCTGAAAGACGGCCGAACGCTGGCCATCGAGGTCAAATCCGCCACCGGCCGCATGCGTCCAGGTCAGGAGGGATTCCTCGCCACGATCCGCCAGGCAGGCGGCGTGGCCGGGGTTTGCCGGTCGGTTGAGGATGCGCAGGCATTGCTGGCATGACCCCCGAAGACACCTACCGCGCATCAGCCTGCGAAGGTAAGGTGGGCTTCGCCACGTTCACCCAGGCCCGCGTGGTGGCCGAACGCTCCACCAGGCGCGGTAAGAGCCGGCAGATCTACCACTGCGTCCACTGCCACCAGTTCCACCTCGGGCGCAGGCCGCTTAGCAGGCGGCTGAGGCCCGCGATTGAAGATTGACCCTATGCCTCGGCGCGGGCTTCGCGCCACCAACTGGAGAACCCAAGTGAAAAAAGCACTCACCTTCATCCTCGCGGCCACGCTGGCCACCGCTGCCTATGCTTCGTGCCGGTACTACACCGTCACGATCAACGGCCGCACGATGTATTGCAGCGAATGCTGCATGGGCACGGGCGCGCTGCGGACTTGCAATGTGACTTGCAACTGAGGTTTGGACGCCTAACGTTGGAGCTAAGGCGCCGACGTAGGGCCGCAGGCCCGTAGGAGGTCGCCCTTGAGCGACCAGTTAGCCGGCTGTTTCCGGCGCGAAAGGACCGAGGAATGTTCATCAGAAACGACATGCACCGCAAGGAATTCGGCGCCCACTTCTGGGACGCCGCCGACGATTTCAGCGGCTGGGAATGGCTGCTGTTCATGAAAGGCGCTTGACCATGAGCTACACGACCACCCCGCGCAACGTGCTGCCCAACGGCCTGACGCTGCTGCAGCAAAACCCGGACTGCGCCGCGCGCTTGGACCCGACAGCGAAGGATCACGGCTGGCTCTACACGCGCGGCGCCGATGGGCAGTGGGTGACGCTGCGCCAGCTCTCGGCCGACGAAGTGGAAACGGCCTACGACCAAGCCGCAGACATGGCCGTGCTGCAGGGCACGCAAGTGCGAGCCGGCTAACGTGAAATAGGCCGCACGTTTTCGGCCTGACTGAACGAAAAACCACACATGGCATACGACAACACCAACAGCGGCCTTCTAGCCCGCAACGACAAGCAGGGCAACGATTCCAGGCCGGACTACCGTGGATCGATCAACGTCGAGGGCCGCGAATACTGGCTGTCGGCCTGGATCAAGACCGGGCGCGATGGCACCAAGCTAGCGGGGCAGAGGTACATGAGCCTGTCAGTGCAACCAAAGGGCGATTGGGGTACGCCTGCACCGGCACCAGCCGCAGCATCACCGGCACCAGCACCGGCCCGCATGACCCAGGATCAGCGCGACGCCATGGCCATCCGTGACAGGGAACAACGGGCGCGTCAAGCCCCTGCGCCTGCACCTCGGGCGTCGACGAACTTCGACGACATGGAGGACGATTTTCCGTTTTGAGGCAAGCATGGACTATCTAGACCAACTCGGCCACAGTGCGTTCGACGCGCATGAGGCGTTTGCGGCGCTACCGCAGGCTAAACGAGCGGAGGCACGGCTGGTGTTTATGGCGGGATGGAAAACCGCGATGAACCAGGCAGCCGCCGCACTACGACACCCCGACGCCGCCGGCATGGTGCTGGCTCAGTCGGACTTTCGCGGCGTGGTGCCGCAGTAGGGGCGATGATGCTCGAACAACAAAGCAAAAATGAATTGGCACTAATGTTTGGAGGTCGTCGCATGAGTGACAGGGAAAGATCGCTGCGCAACATGCTTGCCGCTCATGCAATGGGCGCATTGATGCTGGAAGACCGAGACCAATACGACTCTGAGAATTTGCTGCGGGCTCGTATACAGAACTTGGCAGATCGCGCATGGTTGATTGCCGACGCCATGCTGGAGTCCAAGTATCGCTGATGCTTGACTCCGGGCCCGATGGCGGGTCTATACTGAACAAGAGGCAGCGCCGTGCGGCCTCGATTTTGACAGCACGGATGGGGGAATCATGCTGATATCGAACTACGAGGATGCCGCTTTCCGCAACAAGCGGCTGGAGAAGTGCCTGCGAATCTGGATGACGATCATGGGCGTCACCCGTGAGCAAGCAGACCGACTTATCTTCTCACTGCACGACCACAAGGGCGCCCTTCATGTTCTCTGGAACGATGATCCAACAGAGAGGCAGAAGCTGGCCTTCGTCGATGCGTGGAATGAGTGCTGCGAATATGTAGTTCATCACTCTACGGACTTGAGCGAACAACCCTACGCGGTCGCGTGACGATGACCGGCCTCGACTTCGACGGCCTGGCCCGTCAACTCCTCGCATCGGCTGAAACTCACCTCGCATCCTGGCTCCCAGCCGGCCGCAAGCGCGGCAATTCCTGGGTCGCTGGCGATCTCAGCGGTGCCGCCGGTCAATCCCTCAAGGTAAACCTCGCAACAGGCGCGTGGTCAGACTTCGCAACTGGTGACCACGGCAGCGATCTGGTGAGCCTGTACGCCGCGATCTACGACCTGCCAATGGGTGATGCTTACCGACATCTCGGCGGTGAGACAAAGCCGGCCAAGCGCGTCAACGGTCACGCGCACGCAGCGCCACCGCCAGAACCCGCCAGGCGCGTTGTCACGCCAGTGCCTGCGGACTTTGCGGAGTGTCCGTGTGTGCACACTCGCTATGGCAAGCCATCGGCGCGGTGGACGTACCGCAACGCAGACGGCGAGGTGCTGGGCTACGTGGCACGCTACGAGCCTGCAAGCGAGCGCAAGCAGATCGTTCCGTGGACGTGGGACGGTGAGCGCTGGGGCATGGGCCAGTGGCCGTCACCGCGTCCGCTGTACGGGCTCCAAGAACTTGCAGAGCGTCCTGGCGCTGCGGTGCTGGTGGTCGAAGGCGAGAAGGCCGCAGACGCCGCACGACGATTCGCTGGTCTCTATGCGGTGGTGACATGGCCCGCAGGCGCCATGGCCGCAGACAAGGCCGATTGGACGCCGCTGACAGGCCGCAAGGTGCTGCTGTGGCCAGACGCAGATGAGCCTGGCAAAAAGGCCATGCAGCGTGTGGCGCAGATCATCCATGAGCGGGCGTCCGAGGTCAAGGTGCTCGACGTTGCAGACCAGCCTGACGGGTGGGACGCGGCAGACGCGGAGTTCACCGGCTGGGCTGACTGCAAGGCCTGGATGACTTCCCGTGTGTCGGTGTGGGCGCCTAGCGCATCGGTTCCGGTGGTTCAGCGGGCGGCAGAGGTCATTGACGCCGACACCGGGGAGATCACGGACATCAGTGCGCCACTGCCGGACGAATACCGGGGCCGCGCTCTCTCCACCATTGAGAACCTGGCCGAGATATGCCGCCGCCTTGGCGTCACCGTCAGGTACAACGTGATCTCCAAGGAAGAGGAGATCATGATTCCTGACGAGGCGTTCAGCCTGGACAACCGAGGCAACGCCAGCATCGCGTGGCTGATGTCATGGTGCGAACGCCTGCGCATGCCGACCGGCAAGGTGGGTGACTACATCACCTACATGGCCGACCGCAACCTGCACAACCCGGTAGCCAACTGGATTCAGAGCAAGCCATGGGACGGCCAGAGCCGCCTGCAAGACCTCTACGATACGGTTGCATCGCACGGCGACAAGGCGCTGAAAAACACCATCATGCGCCGCTGGCTGATCTCGGCCGTGGCAGCTGCGTTCAACCCGAACGGCGTGTCAGCGCACGGCGTGCTGGTCTTCCAGGGCGCGCAGTACATGGGCAAGACGGCATGGTTTAAGCGCCTGGTGCCGAAAGACCTCGGAGTCGTACAGGACGGCATGATGCTGCGGCCGGACGACCGCGACAGCGTGAAGCAGGTTGTCAGCCACTGGCTGGTCGAACTCGGTGAACTGGACGCGACATTCCGCAAGTCAGATATTGCCCAGCTCAAGGCGTTTCTGACGCGGGACAAGGATATTCTGCGCAGAGCTTACGCACGCAAGGAATCAGAGTTTGCAAGGCGCACAGTATTCTTCGCCAGCGTGAATCCTCGAGAGTTTCTGCACGACCAGACAGGTAACCGCAGATTCTGGGTCATCGAGTGCAAGTCCATCGAGTATGACCACGGAATCGACATGCAGCAGCTGTGGGCCGAAGTCCTGACGCTGTACCAGACTGGAGAACCGTGGACGCTGCAAGGCGAGGAGCACGAATCACTCGAAGAACACAACAAGACCTATGAGGTGATTGACCCGATTGAGGACTTGATTTCGTCAGGCCTTCGGTGGTCTGAGCCCGCTGCAGCATGGCGCTGGAGGTCCGCAACGCAGCTTTTATCAGAGCTTGGCAGGGACACCTGCACTCAAGGAGAGGCCACTAGAGCAGCTCACCTGATCCGACAGCGCAACGGCAACATGAGCCGCAAAACTAACGGAGTGCGCGCTTTGCTGGCTCCAGAGCCGTGGGGAAACGGTAACCGCCCCTAGTGTCACTTAGGCGTCCCGCGCTAAGTTGTTGATTTGACAAGACAAAGGACAGTAGGGACACTAGGGACACTTAACAAGTAAAAGACAGGATATATAGGGGGAATGGGAAGAAAGCGCGAAAGCGCGTAATCGCGTAGCCTATATGGAAATCGACGACCCTGGCGCCCCTGCGTCCCTGAGTGGTCACTAACATAGGAGCAAACATGGCAAACAAACGAACCAAGCCAGGAAGCCCTGAGCGGTCCGAGATCGCGGAGAAGGTCATCAAGGCGATGGACTCGGGCATGAGCTGCTTTAAGGCTTGTCAGCAGGCCGGCGTTCCGATGCCTACGTTCATGCTGTGGGTTGGGCAGGATGCGGAGCTGGCCGACAGGTACGCGCAGGCGCGCGAGAACTTCGTCGAGCGCATCGCTCAAGAGGTCATGGAGTTATCCGACGTCGATGTCGGAGAAACCCCAGATGGCCGTAAAGACTGGGCCGCTGTGCAAAAGCACAAACTTCAGGTAGATACTCGCAAGTGGCTGTTATCGAAACTCGCGCCGAAGAAATACGGCGAGAAAATCGAGATCAGCGGCGACAAGGAATCTCCGCTGGTGCATCGCATCGAGCGCGTGGTGGTTAAGTGACAACCCTGCGCATCGAAACCCCGGAGTGGGCGCTGCCGCTGCTGGGCCAGGCGCGGTACAAGGGCGCTCACGGCGGCCGAGGCTCTGGCAAGTCTCACCTGTTCGCAGAGATGCTGATCGAGGCCCACATCATGGACCCGACCAGCCGCAGCGTCTGCGTGCGCGAGGTGCAGAAGTCCCTGAGCCAGTCAGTGAAGCGCCTGCTGGAACTGAAGATCGAGGCGCTGAACGCGGGCGCTTACTTCGAGGTGCAAGAGGCCGTGATCAAGTCCAAGCGCGGCGACGGGCTGATCATCTTCCAGGGCATGCAGAACCACACAGCGGACTCGATCAAGTCCCTGGAAGGCTATGACCGCGCCTGGGTCGAGGAAGCGCAGAGCCTGAGCCAGCGCAGCCTGGACCTGCTGCGGCCGACGATCCGCAAGCCGGACTCGGAACTGTGGTTCACCTGGAACCCGAGCCAGGACTCCGACCCGGTTGACCAGCTGCTGCGCGGCCCGAAGCCGCCGCCTGACGCCATGGTGGTCGAGGTGAACTTCGAGCAGAACCCGTGGTTTCCTGACGTCCTGCGGGCCGAGATGGAATATGACCGTGGCCGAGACCCGGACAAGTACGCGCACGTCTGGCGTGGAGGCTACCTAAGCAACAGCACAGCCCGCGTGTTCCAGAACTGGCGCGTCGAGGACTTCGACTCCCCGAAGGACGCGATCCACCGCCTGGGCGCCGACTGGGGCTTTGCCACCGACCCCACGGTGCTGGTGCGCTGCCACGTTGTCGGCCGCACGCTCTACATCGACCACGAAGCCTACATGGTGGGCTGCGAGATCATGAACACGCCAGACCTGTTCATGACCGTGCCAGAGGCCGAGAGATGGCCCATGGTGGCCGACAGCTCGAGGCCTGAGACCATCAGCCACATGCGCAGGCACGGTTTCCCAAAGATCCTGTCAGCCGTCAAAGGCCCGCGCAGCGTCGAGGAGGGCGTCGAATGGCTGAAGTCCTATGACATCGTGGTGCACCCGCGCTGCCTGCACACAATTGACGAGCTGACGCACTACTCGTATAAGAGCGATCCGCTGACCGGCCAGATCCTGCCGGTGCTGCAGGACAAGCACAATCACGTCATCGACGCTTTGAGGTACGCTTGCGAAGGCATGAGGCGTGCAGCAGCCGTCACTCGGCAGGTCTCAGCAGTGCCATTGCCTACTGTCAGCCGCTGGTAGCATAATCCAGCAAGGAAATCAATCGGAGCCAGCATGGCGCGCATATCCACCGAGCAGAGGCTCATGAACCTGCATCAGGAAGCGCTGCGGCAGTTCAACGACATTCAGACCGCCTTGCGCGACGAGCGCCTGCAGTGCTTGCAGGACCGCCGTTTCTACAGCCTGGCCGGCAGCCAGTGGGAAGGCCCGCTGCGCGACATCTACGAGAACAAGCCGCGCATGGAGGTGAACAAGGTTCACCTGAGCGTCATCCGCATCATCAACGAGTATCGCGCCAACCGCGTGACGGTGGACTTCACGCCGAAGGACGGCGGCGGCCCGGAGGCCGACAAGCTGGCCGAGACCTGCGACGCCCTGTACCGTGCCGACGAGCAGGACAGCGTGGCCGATGAGGCCTACGACAACGCCTTCGAGGAGGCTGTGGGCGGCGGCATTGGGGCGTGGCGCCTGCGCACCGTCTACGAGGACGAGGGCGACCCTGACAACGAGCGCCAGCGCATCCGCATTGAGCCGATCTTCGACGCGGACTCCAGCGTCTACTTCGACCTGAACGCCAAGCGCCAGGACAAGTCCGACGCCAGGTTCGCGTTCGTGGTCTCCAGCATGACGCGGGCCAGCTACATCGCGGAGTTTGGGGACGACCCGACCGACTGGCCGAAGATCGTGCACCAGTACGAATTCGACTGGCAGACGCCGGACGTTGTGTTCGTGGCGCAGTACTTCAAGGTTGAGGACGTCACCGAGACCATCCGCGTGTTCCGGGCCATTGACGGCACCGAGGAGAAATACCGCCAGAGCGAGTTCGACGCCGACGAGACGCTTGAGGACACGCTGGCCGCCATTGGCAGCGTTGAGGTTCGGCAGCGCAAGATCAAGCGCAAGCGCGTGCGCAAGTACCTGATGAGCGGTGGCAAGGTGCTCGAGGACTCCGGGTTCATCGCAGGCGAGTGCATCCCGGTGATCCCGAACTACGGCAAGCGCTGGTTCGTGGACAACGTGGAGCGGTGCATGGGCCACGTGCGCCTGGCCAAGGACAGCCAGCGCCTGAAGAACATGCAGCTCTCGAAGCTGGCGGAAATCTCTGCGCTGTCCAGCGTTGAAAAGCCCATCCTGCTGCCTGAGCAGGTCGCCGGCCACCAGGTGATGTGGGCCGACGACAACCTCAAGAACTACCCGTATCTGCTGGTCAACCCGATCAGCGGGCCTGACGGAAGCCAGCAGGCATCTGGGCCGGTGGCGTACACCAAGAGCCCGACGATCCCGCCTGCGATGGCCGCGCTGCTGCAGATCACAGAGTCCGACATGCAGGAGATTCTTGGCGCCTCGCAGCAGGCCGACAAGATGGTCTCGAACACTTCCGGCAAGGCCGTGGAGTTGATCCAGACGCGCCTGGACATGCAGACCTTCATCTACATGAGCAACTTCGCCAAGGCCATGAAGCGCTGCGGCGAGGTGTGGCTTTCCATGGCCCGCGAGGTCTACGTCGAGGAAGGCCGCAAGATGAAGGGCATTAGCCCCAACGGCGATCCGATGCAGATCGAGCTGATGAAGCCGATGGTCACCGATACCGGCGAGATGGCGCTGTCGAATGATCTCAGCGGCGCAAAGCTGGACGTCAACGTCGAAGTCGGCCCCAGCAGCAGCAGCAAGCGCGCAGCCACGGTGCGGGCGCTGACGGGCATGATGGCCATCACGCAAGATGCCGAGACGCAGCAAGTCCTGCAGGCGATGGCCATGATGAACATGGAAGGCGAGGGCATCGGCGACGTGAGGGATTACTTCCGCATGCGCCTGGTGAAGATGGGCGTCATCAAGCCGACTGACGAGGAAGCCGAAGAGATGATGATCGAGCTGCAGGGCCAGCCGCAAGACCCGAACGCGGTGTTCCTGCAGGCTGCGGCCGAGGAGGCCCAGGCCAAGGCTGCCAAGGCCCGCGCCGATGTGGTCAACACGGTGGCCGACGCCGAACTGACGCAGGCAAAGACGGCCGAGATCATGGTCAAGATCGGAGGCGAGGTTGAGGGTGCGATGCAGCCGCAATCCACGCCAGAGCCGGCTGCGCCGCAGATTGATCCGTTCGAAGCAGCCAAGCGCGAACTGGAACTCGAAAACATGCGGATGGACAATGCCGCGAAGTTCGCATCCTTGGCTAAGGCACTCAAGCAGCAGCAAGCCGAGGAAGAATCCGGCAGCGAAGAAGAATCGATCGCCGATGAGTCCGATGATAAAGTCAGCGAAACCCTGGGCGAACTGAAGTCCATGGTTGAATCGTTGGCCAGGCAGGTCGCGGACATGAGGCCGCAGCAGCCGATCATCGTGTCTACGGGCGGCGGCGGGAAGAAGATCCAGATCACCAAGACCTCCACCGGGTTCTCCGGTGAGGTTGTCAACGAAGACTGAAAGGGCCTGAACCATGTCCATGACCAACGCCGCCGAAGAGGCATTCCTCGACCTCCTGTTCCTGAACGTCGACTGGGCCAACATCGGCGACGCTGCCGGCCTGCAGAACAGCGCCACGGCGGGTTCGTTTTACATCTCGCTGCACAGCGCAGACCCTGGAGAGGCGGGCAACCAGAGCACCAACGAGATCAGCTACACCGGCTACGCCCGCGTGGCTGTGAACCGCACGGCAGGCGGCTGGACGCGAACGGCGTCTACCATCGCCAACACCGCGCTGGTGCAGTTCGGTCAGTGTACGGCGGGCACCGCCACGGCCACGCACTTCGGCATCGGCACGGACAGCACAGGCGCGGGCAATTTGCTGCTGAAAGGTGCGCTCAACGCCAGCCTGTCCATCAGCAACGGCATCCAGCCGCAGTTCGCTGCTGGTGCCATGACCGCCACGGTGGACTGATGTGGTGTACCGCTGCGCTCACTGCCGTGAGCTGCTGACGCTGACCGACACCGAGCTGTCGGCCTGCTCAGAGCACCCTGACGGGGGCGTGGAGTGGTCGCCCGACGAGGTGGAATGGATACCGCTGGAGGAACCTGATGCCGTTTAGGTCCGTTGCCGAGGTGGCTAATGCTGTCGAGCAAGGGCGGCATCACATCCAGCATTTCATCCGCACATCGGTTTACGGTAGTTTCGGGATCAATCCGTTTGGTGATTTCAGCGTCGGCAGCGGCATCCCGTCCTACAACCCATACCTCGGCTTGGCGCTGGAGGCCACGCAACTCATCGGCTCCCGCAACAACAGCATCTA